TGTTCTTGAGCTGTCTGCAAGTTTTGAGCAATAATATTTTCAACGGTAGTTTCTGAATCAGAATCAACAGATGCAATAGACGTATCTATCTGATCTTGCGTTGTTTCTGTTGTTACGTTAGCAACTGCTACCTCTGTTGTTACCGTTTCTGTTTCTGCTGTTGAACTAAAAGAAGGATCTGATACAGACATACTGCTCATATTAAGAACTTGATTGGTTTGAGCTGTAGATGATGCAAACTGATCTGACATGCTGGGCGAACTACTGGTACTAAAACCAGCGGTAGATGAGTTACTTACGGCATTTCCAGCAGCCACGCTATTGCCTGTAGCATGTATAGAATTACCAGCGTTAGTACCGCTAACACTCTGATTTGCGGTTCTTATTGTAGATGCAACCACCCTAAGAGCAACCTCTCTACTAATTGAGCTTTCACCTTTTGTATTTTCTCTTTCAGCAACTTGAAACTCTTCTTCAAATACATCTTCTTCTATAGTCTCTTCTCTTTCTATTCTTTCTTCTTCTATTTCAGCTTCAGCCAATCTTTCTTCTATAGCTTCAAAAACTTCCTCAACGGCTTCTTCTTCAAAAATTTCCTCTATAAACTCTTCCTCTGGATCTTCTAATATTGCAACCTCTTCCTCTCTTCTGGTTTCTTCCTCAAACCATTCTTCTAATTCTTCAATAGTTTCTAACTCAATAAAAGTTTCAGGCTCTCTAAAGTCTTCTACTAAAAATGTTTCTTGGAAAATAAACTCTTCAATAATTAAATCTTCTACAGGAACAAATATTTCTTCACGCGGCATTTCAAAATCTGGTATCAAGGGAAATGGATCTATAAATTCATCTTGACGAAACATTTCTTCAAAGATTATTTCTTCTTCAAACATAAACTCTTGTTCTTCAAAATGCTGTTCATCAAACTCAAATACAAATTCTTCAAACATCGGCTCTTCTTCATAGCCAAACTGCTCTTCTTCTTCGTAACCGTAGTCAAATTGATCTTCTTGAAAGTAACCTATATCTTCTTGTTGTCTGTATCCAGGGCAGAAAGGGCCATACTGAGGATCTAAATCACATTGCTGGTCATCGTATGCGTCCCAATAGTTAGGACATGACTCACTATAAAGAGAGCTTATATTACATTGTTGGGTTAATAAAGCATCTGCATAACCACTACAACTAGAATCATTTAAAGGATTGCTGCAATCAACACCGTTGCCACTACCTGCACCATATAAAGATCCGCCATTTTCTAAAGTGGTATTGATAGATGTTGCATTCCAATTTTTATTAACGCAAGAGGACGAGTTGGTTGTACCTGTACTGCATTCATCATGATAGTAATAAGTGTAAGAATCTTCTTTTTTAGATCCTACTTCTCCTATTAATACATCATGATTAATAATATCTAGGTGGCCATAACGAAGATCAAACGAGTTGTTATTCCAAAGTATTATCTCAAAGCTGTTGTCTGTATTGCTTCTGTTGTACTCTCTAAGGTCATACCAACCAAATATCATTTTGCTTGAGTCTCCCCAAGACTTCATACGAGAATTGTTGTCTCTAATTAAGTCAGTCCAGAAAGCGTATATGGTATAGGTGTGCTGTCCGTTAATAGGGTCAGGAGTATAGTCATTACAATAGCTGCCACTAGCGCCAAAATGCAAACATCCATTCGTTGCCATCCTTGCTTGACTAAATGTAGAGCCATAAAAAGTAAAATTAAAAGAAAGATCAATTGCGGGAGAAATACCATCATCTACTACCTCGTATGCTAACTCGCCCTCAAAGTTGTTGGCGTTTGTTTGTAGGTGATATAAGTCTTGTCCTGATTCATAAGTGTACTGTCCATATACACTAAATGATAGCAGACTAGCTACTGCGTAGCATAGAATTCGTTTCGGCATTGTTTGTTGGTTTTAGTTTTTCTTGTATATATAACTTTAACTGCGCCAACAACATCTTTATTTATTTTTTCTCTGTTGGGGTTGGAATCGTGTGTACATTTTTTTATAAATAACTTTTCTTGTTCTTTAACATCTGGTCTTTTAGATTTGTTTTCAGCCCAAGCCAAAGTTGCTTCTGCGCCTATTTTGCCCCTGTAAGGACAAGGAGTGCCAGCCATCTCCATAGCTTTAAACACCCTTTCATCTTGACAAAGAATACTAACGCTGGCCACTTTCATGCCAGTATCGTAAAGATACTTAGATAGTTTTAACCGTTCACAATTTTCATCAGTAACAGTAGCTCCTGTAGAGAAGCCGAATACCTGTCCTTGGAACGCACCAGAGCGGCCTACAGTACAAAGATCTTGCGAATAGGACATAATGCTTGGAGCTATCGCAGAAGCTGGGGGAGCCTTGCTCTTGACGTTTTGATTAATGGTTTGAGTAGAATTAGATTCGTTGATATTTCGGTTCGTATTATCAGATTTAGTATTATTTTCGTTGACGTTTCGGTTGTCAGTCGTGACGTTAGAATCTGAAGTCGATTGATTAATATTGGTGTTTTGATTCGTATTAGAGCTGGTCGAAGTCGAATTATTAGTATTGCTAACATTCTGATTAACGGTTGAATTAACGGTTGAGTTAGAAGTCGAAGTATTGACGTTGTTATTCGTATTGGTGTTATTAGAGGTCGAAGTGTTTACATTCGTATTTGAATTAGTCGAAACATTTGTATTGGAATTTGTATTAGTCGAATTATTCGTGTTAGTCGATACGTTGGTATTAGAATTTGTATTGGTGTTCGTATTAGTATTTTGATTGGTGTTGGTATTTGTGTTGGTATTGGTAGTCGTAGTCGTATTGACTGTATCCAAGCTATTGTTTTCGCAATATTGCGTACCGTTGACGCAGGCTGTACCAGACTGTTGAGAAGATTGAGCGCTAACATTTACAGACAAACCAATAACCAAAGTTATTAAAAAACCAATAGCCGACCAGACTATTAAGCTATCATGCTGTTTTTGCTCCTTGTCCATTGTTGCACCAAATCATATTATTTTTTAAATTTAGAAACTACTTGATCCCAAAGTTCAGGTTTGAATTTTTTTACAGACCATCCCATTATTACTGCAATTATTGCTAGTGGTATTAATATTTCCATACTGCGTTACCTCAGTTTTTTTAAAATTATATCTCAATAGATACATCAAAAGCTAATACATATCTATCTTTTTTTGGTATACCATTTTCAGGTTGATGATAAATTCTTGAATCAAATATATTCCAAACATTTAATTTTGGTTGTATTCTACAACCTTCTGTAAATATTGTACCCAAGCTTGTGTCTGTTAAATAGCACACACCTGATATGCCAAATTTATTTGTGTTGTATGAATGATTGTGTCTTATAGAGTTTATTTCTTTATTTTTTTCTGTTAAAAAAGCCCAAGAGTGAATATGTATAATTTTTGGTTGATATTTTAAATATTTAACTATTGCTTGATTTATTGATTTATTTATTTCTTTAAAACTTTTGTGTAGTTCTTTGTTTGATTGTTGTTTTGGGTGTAAACATTTGGGGTAATCAGAGCAGCAGGGGTTTTCTTGTGTATATTTTTTTAATTTTTTTAAAAAAACTTCGTTGTTTATATTTTTTAAAATACTACAACTAAAAGTTTCATGCATTATTATGTCTGTTGCTAAACCAAGAAGGAAGTCCAATCATAGGCCTGCCATCAAATTTATTTTTTTGAGCATCTTTACCACTTGCGTCATTATAGTGTAAAAAAACTTGGCCGCAGTTTTCTCCCTCAAATGCATCTCTCCAATGTTCTAGCTCACACCCTCTATACATAAGCATATCTCCAGGCTCTAGTTTTATTTCTTTACCTTTAGAATTACTGGGTACATAATAGCCATCTTCGTCCCCTCCGCCTTTTTTAGAATCAGGCTCTAAAAATATTGACCATTCATCCCCACCTAAATGCATAGTAGTAGATATTTCACATGAGTATCTATCTTTGTGTCTGTCAAGAATATCTCCTTTTTTGTATATTCTTGCATATGAATAAGTTTCCGATAACTCAACACCTGACTTTTTTTCCATAATAGGTTTTACATGTTGCAGCAAAGTTTCCATAACTATATCGCCATAATGAGAGTAAGTGTTAGGAATTTGTGAATCACTCCATACTCCAAAATATTCAGTAAATTCTGATATATATCTAGTATCAAATAGATGTCTTGTTACAGCTTTTTTATTTAAAAAGTACTGATAGCAAAAATCTGCTAACTCAGTTGATATGGCGTTTTTAATTACTTGGTATTTATTTTTCTTAAAGCTCATTTAAATGGATATCCTAAATTCCAACACACTAAGGAGTGTCGTATTCCTTTTGTTACAGGTTTAACTCTATGCCAAACGAAAGATGGAAAAACCACTACGCTTCCTTTAGCTCTTATTTCTTCACATATTCTTGGTTGACAGCCTTCATCTGTATTTCTAAAATCAAACTCTAAATCTCCACCTTCATAGGTATTAGGGTCACTTAAAGATACAGTCATACTAAGTTTTCTGTATTTTCCATGACGGTCTAGATCATCAGGTATATTGTAAGGCTCTTCGTATGAGTCACAATGCCAGTCGTAAAATTGACCCTTTTTATACTCAGTAAATTGACAAGCTTCAGAGTAATCCCATTCAAAATTCCACCCTGAATTAGCATTTGCTCTATGTATAAAAGGTTGTATTTCTCTGTATATCCAAGGATCAGACATCCATACGATATCTGATTTTCTTTTCTTTTGTATATTTTTTAATTGATCAGCAGTTAATTCTTGAGGCTGTTCATTTGAATGCCCCGTAATAGCCATTTGGTTTTCTTGCTTTAGCCCGTATTGAATTATTTCATCACATATTCTTTCAGGAATAACTGACTGAAAGTACCAATAATAATATTTTAAATTCATCTTCTCTCTCTTGAAAAGATAGTATAAGTTAGATGTGTTTTAAAAGATAGTTTGTTGTTATCCGTTCCAGTTACCAGCTTTAATTTCTGTAAAAACTGTTCTTAAATCCCAACAATTTGATGTGTCTGTAGCAATTTGTGCTTCTTTAACAATAACGACACCAGAGCCACCTGCTCCACCTGTTCCGCTTGGAGATGTGCCAATATGTGACGCACCGCCACCACCACCGCCTAAGTTAGCAGTTCCAGCTACAGCAGCAGCCGAAGTACCGCCACCTGCTCCGCCACCACCATTACCACCAGCTCCACCCTGTCCATTGGCAAAACCACCTGCACCACCGCCACCAGCATAGAAAACAGGAGAACCTGTAATTGTATTTGCTAAACCTACCCCACCTGCCGCTGCTCCGCCTGGATTTACATTAGGTGATGGTGTTCCTGCTGGATACCAAGTAGCACTAGTTCCAACAGCACCTGCTCCTCCTCCAGCACCCGATGATGCATTACCATCATAACCTGGAAAAGGGCTATTCGATGAGCCTCCTGCATTTCCCTGACCTGAAGCAGCACTTCCTCCTGAAGATGGAAATACAGATGGCCCATAACCAGGGACAGCAGCACCTGCTCCACCACCTGACCCTCCTGGGCCACCATCTTGTCCATAGTTGCCAGGCGAACCTGCTGTATTACCAAAACCACCACCTTCTGAAGTAATGGGAGATGGTGTGCCTAAAACTGAGTTTGATCCTTTAGTACCAACGCCAGGTACAGTTGGACCTCCAGGAGAAGAACCTCCTGCACCCCCTGCACCAACTGTTACAGGATATGGAGAGCCACCTGAAACTGGATTGCCTGAAGCTGTCAGTAAACCGCCTGCGCCTCCGCCTGCACCATAATAATAAGAACCACCACCTCCGCCACCTGCAACAACTAAATGTTCAACAGAGGTTGTTAAAGGTTGAGTGGTAAGTGTTCCGCTTGAATTAAAAGTGGTTATTTTTTCAGCCTGAAGTTTAGGGTTTAATACTTTTCCAATTAATTTTGGCATGTTATCCTCCCCACGTTCCTTCCGTTACATATTCGTAAACTGCGTTCATGTTCCAAACACCTGATGCAGATCCTGGTGCTCCTGGTTCTTTAATAATAACGACACCTGATCCACCAGCTCCACCGTTACCTAAACCTGGAAAATTACCGACTGGGTATGATCCACCGCCACCGCCACCGCCAGTATTGACTGTACCTGGAAATACACCAGTAGGGTTAGTAGGTGAACCTATGCCTGCTCCTTTGTTAGCTCCTTTTCCACCGCCACCTGCTCCACCAGCTCCGCCGACTCCTGGTCCAGGAGTTGTAAAGCCAGGAGGTCTGACTGCACCACCACTACTACCGCCACCCCCTCCTCTTGTTACAGGAGAGCCAGTAATTGAAGAAGCAACTCCTGCTCCTCCTGCGTTTCCTACTGCACTTGGTACAGGCTCAGTAGATGAAGCTCCTACTGCTCCTGCTCCACCGCCTCCGCCTCCGAGTCTAATTTGTGGTCCTGGGGGTAAAAATGGTGGACCTGTATCGGCTCCTGCACCACCAGCAAATCCTTGTCCTGGTGCGCCAGTTCCTCCGCCTGATCCTCCTGGATCTGGTGTGTTATAACTGCTACCTCCACCTGAACCGCCATTTCTTCCGCTTGTACCTGCTGGTAATTGTAGAGACCATCCTCCGCCACCACCGCCAGTACAACTTATACTGTTAAATGTTGTGTTTGATCCTGGTGCTCCTCCACTTAAAGGATCGCCTGGATTTACTCCTGCCGCTCCTCCTGCTCCAATTACAACAGGGTATGAACTTCCGCCTGTAACTGGGGTTAAAGACTCTGCTGAAGCTCCACCACCTGATGCTTCGCCTGGAACTGATGATCTGTAACCACCTGCTCCTCCGCCTGCGTCAAATCCTGAGCCACCGCCTCCGCCTCCGCCAGCGACCATAACATATTGAACTTCAGATGTGGTTGGGTTAGCAGTAAAAGTACCGCTAGAGTTAAAAGTTGTTACTTCAGGATCAGTAGTGGCTGTAGGTGGGTTATCTACTCCAATTATTCCGCCATTTAAATCTGCCATAGTTAAGCCTCATTCCAAGCTAAACTAGAAGCATCCCAAATGTAATTTTCTCCAGAATCAGATACACCTATCCATCTTATATTATTTTCTTCCCAGAATGCTTCAATTGATTCAGAGCCTACTTTATCTTTGCTTGGATAAGTGACTGGTGCTTGCCAATCATCATTAGAGTCTAATACCCAAGAATTAAAAGGTTTTGGCTTAATAAATTTGTTTTTACTAGCATCAAAAGTATCGCCTATACCTGCATATTGTTTTCTAAAATTGTTGTTATATGAAGTTTGTTTCCAAGCTGTACCACCTGTTGAGTGTGGAACTAAATTAGATACAAAGGTTTCAGCTTGAGAAGATTGATCACCACCATTGGCATTCACATCATCGTTGGATATTACTACTACTCGTAATACTTCGTTGCTTGAGTTAAGTTCTGCAAAATGAGCCATATTTGTACTCCTTATGCGTCATCTAGTTCTTCGTAGTTAATGGTGTAAGTTAAGTCTGAGTTAGCACTTGCACCACCTTCTAAGATGTCTCCTTCTTCAAGATAGATACCTGAATTTTTATCTATCAATACTAAAGTAGCATCTGCTGGAACAGCAATAGTAGAAGCAAATAAAACTACTGAGCCACCACTTTTAATAATGCCCATTGTTACGGTTGCTGAGTTAGTCCCATCAATATTCGCAACAATAATACTATTAATTTTTATTAGCTTGTCACTTGCACAAGTTAATAAATCAGTTGTTACTGTAGTTGTTAAAGCTCCGTTTATGCTGTTTGCAAATATCGAAGTTACATTTACTAAATTTGGATTTGCCATAATATTGTCCTAATTTTATCCGAAAACCAAAGCCATTGCTATAGCTTTACCTGTTGTTGCCACACCTGAACCACCTATACTAAGTGAAGA